GCATCTCCAAGTGTAATTTCATTATTTATACTAGCTGAAGAAGGTTCTGCATTATAACCAAGACATATATTATTATTACCGCCGTTTGCAGTAGATCCTGCGGTTCTTCCGACAAATGTGTTTCTATCTCCTGATGTTAATATTAGACCAGCATCTTGACCTATAGCAACGGTGTTTGCAACAGTTGCAGCAGCTTTTAAAGCACTTCCTCCCACTGCTGTATTAGTATTTCCAGAAGTCATGGCAGCACCAGCTGATTCTCCAATAAAAGTATTATCACTACCATCTTGTAGAGCTGTACCTGTATCATGACCAATACAAGTATTGTCTTGACCACTTGTAAGGCTATTCAATGCATTATCCCCTAAAGCAACATTATTAGTTCCTGTTGGATAATTACCATCAAGTTTTATGGTTCCTGAAGATACATCAAGGTTAGCACCTAATGTTAAATTTCCATTTGGAATAGAAACATTTTGGTTTGCATCAATTACAAAACTATTAACTGAGCTTGCATCAATTATTGCAAAACCAGAAGTACCCTCTTGTATTTTAAGAACATTTGAACTCTTAAAAATTCTTGCAGGGTCATTTGCATTATTACTTCCAAAAACAAGTTTACTTACTCCTGTTAAATCTCCTGTTCCATGATTTGATATAGCGCTTGAACCTATTGCTATTGATGAGTTAAATTTAGCCATACCTGCTTCTGACATATCTAAGGTTAATGCTGTAATACCTGATCCACCATCATTACCTTGAAATTTTATATCTTTGTCGGATACAAGTGAGTTAATTATAGCGTCACCAGAACTATGAGTTAGTCTTAAAAATTCTGTTGCACTGGAATATAATCTTATGTCATTACCAGCTGCATTTAATGTAATATCGCTTGAAGCATTTAAATTTATAAAACCACTTGAAGCGATTGTTAAGTCTGTTCCATTACCTGATATGGTTTCACCCGAATCACCAAACTCTATTGTTTTGTTTGCACCTAAAATAACTTTGTCATTGAATGTAGCAGCACCTGCAGCTGACATATCTAAAGATAATGCTGTAACTAAAGAACCACCACTATCAAGTCCTTCTAAAACAAAAAGTTTACCACTTTGTAATCCTTTAAGTTTAAAGTCATTATTACCAGATTTAAGAACTTGACCTATAAGTACGTCATCATCTCTAAAATATATGTTTAACCCATTTCCAGCGTCTAAAATTATTTGATTTGCGCTATCTATAACGGTATTATGAGAACTAGCTATTGTTAAACTAGTACCATCTCCAGATATAGTTTCACCTGAGTCACCGAACTCAATAACTTTGTTAGCATTTAAAACAATTTTATCATTAAAATTTGCTTGACCTGCATTGGCCATATGAAATGCTACAGCAGTAACTTCTGATCCACCATCGTTACCTTTAATCTCTAATCTCTTATCTTGTACGTCTGATTTAATTGAAAATGTAGAAGCAGTTTTAAAAAAACTACCTATTTGTGTTCCACCATCACTTATAGTAACTAAACCGTTATTGTCGGCATCAAGATTTATTTGACCGACAACATCTACTGTTAGATCATCTGTAACAGCCTTTATAACCTGGCTTCCTGTTCCATCGGTGTCTGTAATAGTTATCTGTGGGTCTGATGATGAAAGGTGTAATAATGAAGAAGGACTTGATGTTCCGATACCGACATTACCTGATGAGGTAATCCTCATTCTTTCAAAATTACCACTAGTTTGTCTTGTAGAAAACTGTAAATAACCTTCGAAATTACCAGATGTACTATTTTCTTTTCTACCGGCTACAGCTGCAAAAAATGAATCATTTAATGATGTGTCGTAAGTACCACCAAAAGATATTTGACTTCCTTTATTAATACCATATGTGTCATTATTAGAAAGATATAATAAACCTCTACTTTGTACAACAGCGTTAGCGTTTCTAATATCTGCGGTAGCAGAGGGACTTGTTGTTCCGATACCGACATTACCACCCGTAGTTAATGCTAAAATAGGACTATTACCAATGTCTGTGCCGTTAGCAGCAATTAAGAACTTATCACCATCTGAGTTATTAAGACCCATAGAAAAAGAAGTTCCAGCATCAGTTATTTTAAAACCTAAAACAGGATCTCCTGTACCGTCTTGTTCTATTAATAATTGTGGAGCTGTGGATGTATCATCAGATTTTACATGTAATTTATTTGTAGGACTTGATGTTCCAATACCAAGATTACCTGAACTATCAAAACGTGCTCTTTCTGTTGAACCAGTATTTTGAAATAAAATATTTCCACCTGCGGCTCTAATTGCTAAATCTGCACCACTATTAGCTTGTAAATCAATGCTACCTGTACTACTGTTAAATCTTGCATATCCATTTGTATTAAAATTTAAAAAACTTGTACCATTTACTCGTATATTTCCATCTACTTGTAATTTGTCATTTGGACTTGTTGTTCCGATACCTACTCTATTATTAGAACTATCAACATATAGAGAGTCTGTATCAACTGTTAAGTCCGCTGGTAAAGTTACATTGTTACTTGCATCTTTAATAACTGCTTTTGAAGCAGGTAAAGTACAGAATACAATTTTAGTTCCTGCAGAAAAGTCTACAGCGCTATCGCTATTGGATGATGAAATAATTTCTGTTCTAGCTAATTGACCTGCAGAAACAGTTCCACGACCTACTTCAAACTCAGTAGTTCCAGGTAGTTCTATTGCATAGTAAGTTGTATTACTATTACCAATAGCTGATGAAAATGTTTCAAAACCTTGAACTGCACCATCTAAAGTAAGAGTGCCTGTTCCAGTCGTAACAGAAGTTTCTTTAACTCTATCGTTAAATACAAGTGCCATTTATTTAATCCTTAAAATTATGCGTCGCCAACTCTAATGATAGCTGCAGAATTAGATGCGGCTGGGAAAACAATTTGAAAATCTCCATTTGTAGAAGTTTTTGTTCCTCCGAAATCTAAAACTAATACCGCTTCATTGTTTGAACTACTCTTATAAATCAAAGCTCCAACTGCAGTAATGGATGCTGAAGACCAAGTTGTATCTGCAAAGTCAACAAAAGCAACATTACTACTTATAGATACACCATTATTAGTTAAAGTATTTCCACCTGTTGTATAACCATTACCGTTTGCAACTTGGTTTGTAGTTATATATTGAGTTGTAGAAGTACTAAAAGCAGCTAACGATGTATACAGAGCAATTTTAAAAGTGCTTCCACTATTTCCTGAAGTATCGAAATTAAAAGTGCCTTTTAAGAGATCTGTTTTAAAAGAGTCAGGTACTATATTAGCCATAAATTATCTCCTTAATATTTTGATGGTGAATCGGATCTTAAAGGAGTACGAATAACCCCATCTTGCCATTCGTCTCGGCGTCTTCTACCTTGTTGTTCAATAGAATACGATTGTAAAGCTCTTCGATAAGACCCTTCATAGTATTGTAGCATATCTGCGGGTCCTTTCAAGTATCCATATGCTTCTACCAGAGCAGCATATAAAAGTAAATCTTGATATTTGTTAGATACATAAGTTCCAGTGGAACTAACTGTAGAGTCTGTTAAACTTGTTGGTTGTTTAACATAAGCTAAAGTAATCTCAAAAGTAGCATTTGGAGTGGGTGCTACAACCCAAAAATTAGCATCCCAATTAGCATAATATTTCGGAAGACCTGACTGAGTTGCAGGTGTATTATAAAACTCAGACATAAAAGATGTATCTCTTTTTTCTAAAAAGACTTGTTTATTATTTGAATCTTTTAATTGAATATATCTTATTACTCTTAGATCAGATGGAATAGTTACGTATCTATTACCTGTAACTAAATTAGATGTTGCATAAAATCTATTATCATCAGAGTCAGAATCTCTATAAATTCTATTCTCTGCATTTTTAATCATGGTGTTTAATACACCTGTGGAAAATACTGTGCTATCTACTTCAGTATAGTCTCTAATATCGTCTTGTAAATTTGTTAAAGTGTAAGCCATACTATGGTGTTAAAGTAACAGGTCCTGCTGTTACCGTCATTCCTCCTGCGTTTTCTGTTACTGTTGGTGTACCACCTAAAGTAAAAGTATATTTATCTGCATCTACTTTTGTTATAGCATACCCAGATGCACTTTCAAATACTGTATATGAAACACCTCCTGGACTTCCAATTACATTTCTAAATACAACAGTATCAGATGTACTTCTGCCATGAGTAGGTTCCGTTACTGTTACTGTCGTTGATCCAGAAGTAATTTTAAAAGGATTTCCTGGTAGTAAATTTTGTGTTGTAGATTCTGTTCTTGCGGGTCTTGCATTTACCAAACCTTGTCCGTCTGTTGGACTTGATTTTGGTTGAAGTTGTGGATGTTTAGCTTCATATTCTGAAACATGCACAAAAGAACCATTCCACTCTTTAACCATTTCATTATATGGAAACTCCATTCCTGATCTATCTGATATGGCTTTTGCATGTTTACCTTTTGCCAAATTACCCATTATAATCCTTCGTAATAAGTTTTAGGTGTAATAAATGAACTAGTTGAAGAACCATCCTCTTCCAACGCTCTTTGTAATTCGTCTTCATATAACATTTTTAAAACTTGAACTCTTTCAGGAGCAAATTTTATTGCTAGATAATACGAAAGACCTGCAAGCATACAAGGGACAAACCTATAAGGTACATCAGCATCATTAGTATAGTTTCCTGCATCTTGAATTCTTTTTGCATAATAATAATTTATTTTTTTACCCGCTTCATTTGTTCCAGGTGTTAGGTATAAGGTAATAGTTACTTTATCTATAAATCTCTGCACATAATATTGTGTTGGTACACCTTTATCTGATTTGTTTGAAAAAGATTGATACTCTGATCTATTTATTTTTGTGAGTGGAAAATCAATATTATCTGAATTTCTAAAAGAGGCTTCTAATACGTCTTCAACACCAAAAACAGCAGTTGCATCTGGTGTAACACCTTGTGGAACGTCATCATTTGATCTAAACATTGTATAAACAGATTGGCCATTAACTAATGTTAGATTATTGTTTGCAATTTCCCAATAATGCAAACCTCTGTTTGCCCATTCTTGAAATAAAATATTTAATGATCTTCTCGCACCTTTTAACTGATATCCTGATACTCCTTGAATACCAATTCTTTCGTAAGCTTCTTCTACAATATCAGCAATAGAAAAACCTTTTTCAAAAGTTGCTGTTCCAGAGGTTGTGTTAGCCATTTAGCCTCCTACTTATCAATAATAACAGTTACAGTAGCATTTGAAATAGCAGATATAGACATTCCACCTTCAAATAAAATTCCATCCTCAGCAAGATTATAAGCAAAAACATCTCCCGCTGGTACATCCACTTGAAATTGTGTTACTGAATTTCCATCTTGCAATGTAACAGAACCTGCGGAACCTGATGATGCTAAAATAATTCCTCTTAATCTTGTTCTGCCTGCAAACACAGAACCCGTTCC